TTACGGGGTAATGCCAACCGCTGCCGCCACTTTGTCGCCACTTGGCAGCGTTGCCAGAGGATTGAAACGGAGCGCCGTTTCCAGATGATCTGGTGCCAGATGTGCGTAACGCATAGTCATTTTTATATCGTGGTGTCCGAGAATTTTTTGTAAGGCCAGAATGTTTCCACCCGACATCATGAAGTGCGCCGCAAACGTATGGCGCAGAACGTGTGTGAGTTGACCGCGAGGGAGCACGATAGACGTTTTTTCCATCACGGATAAAAATTGAAAATAGCAGTCTGTGAAGAAATTGAACCCATCAAGCGCCATGATCTCTTCGTAAAGCTCTTTACTGATAGGGATACTTCTGTTTTTCTTCCCCTTCGTTCTTACAAAGGTAATTCGGTATTTGGTCACCTGTGAACGAGTAAGATTTACGGCTTCTCGCCAGCGTGCGCCTGTGCTTAAGCATATCTTAACTACCAGTGCTAGAATTGGGTCCTGACGTTTGCAATCAGCCAGTAATTCAACAATCTGCTCATGGGTAAGCCATGCCATCTCTTTTTCTGCGATGGTGAATTTTCGCATGTTCTCCAGTGGGTTCGGATACGACCATTCGCCCAGACGGGATAGTTCGCTAAAAACACTACTTAGATAGCTTTGCTCCAGGTTAATGGTGACCGGGCTTGCTCCTTTCTTCCATTTCTCGCTGAAGTAGATCTCGCCTGTCAGGCGTTTATCTCGATAGTGGGCAAACATTTTAGAGGTGAGATCGGTTGCAAGAGGATTGCCCAGAGCGTCAACCATCAGCAGCAATTTGTCATAGACATGCTGCCCAGCAGTCAGAGATTTACCATGTAGTTTGAACCATAGCTCAACCACGTCTTTCAGGGTTCGACGATCCACTGATTCGCCCAGCCATGGCTTTGATTCGGTTTCTTCCATAGTGTGACGCTCAAAAGCCAGAGCTTCGCCTTTGGTGGCGAATTGTTTACGCACACGACGCCCACTTCGTCCGGCGGGGTAACATTCGCAAAGCCATTTCCCTGTGGTGAGTTTTCGTACTGCCATAAAAAATGCCCTCCAGTAGAGAGCATTTTTACTGTATGTATAACCAGTGTCAATGTATGAAATCCTACGACCATACATCTCACTGAAGCCATAATGAAGTTGGCTATTCTTTTTGCTATGTGAGCATGTAACTTTTGCGGTTAACCTGCGGCTCATTTTTATTTTAGACGCAGATATAAAAGCAAAAGTTATCGTGAGTTTTTAGTACAGATTTTTTTGGATTTACTAATAGTTCCATCATTGCAAACGAATTTGCCATCTGAGGTACAGTGAGAAACACCTCCCTTTTTCCCTGAGCAGGGATAATTTCTAGCATAGGTAGTTAGTGGGTTTAATAACAAAGAACATGACAAAACCACAAAAAATACCTTACCAAGCATAGTTTCCTCCCGGTACTATTTAACATACTTGACTGTTAAACTTATAATTTTACCAATTATTTCAATGTCTTCTATCTTACATTCGAAGGCTCTGTTTCCACCCTCGACGAAGATTCTTCCACCGGGTAAACGAGTAATGTCACGGATCGTTACTTCGCCATCAATACTTATTACCCATTTACCATCACGTATATCATCAAATTCTTTATCACAAATAAATTCAGAATTGTTATCTGTGATGACAAAAGGTTTTTTAAACGTAGAGGGTAAAAATCCCTTATCAAAAATATAAAAACCGTCTTCACGCAAGGCACCATCAGATAATACATATTTAGCAACTTCCATAGTATTTGTATTACCTGAAGTTTGCTTTGAACCATGTCCGGTTGTGAGCCAATTAAGCGAGGTGCCCGTTTCAAGGGCGCACTGGATTACCCATTCTGCTGGGAATGAGTCACGCATGTAGCGTGTGGCGAGTGTACTTTTAGAGATTCCTAAATGATCGCACAACGCCTGTCGAGTTTTGAATCCATAAGCTTCTACCATGCGCTCTATAGCGCCTCGTCCGCCTTTCTCCAAATTCATGGTCACTCCAAGTGAACTTTTATCTTGACGATTTCATTGTGCGATCGTATGTTTATGGTGTTCACAAAATACAAACGATCCGTATTCGTCCTGATTAATCATCATTAAACGAGGAATGTTGCATCATGAGACCTAACATTTCAATCACTCTTACCACGCCTCATGTGACTATTGAGCGCTATAGCGAGCTGACAGGGCTGTCCATCGATACCATCAATGACATGTTGGCTGACGGACGCCTTATCCGTCACCGTTTGCGCAAAGATAAAAAACGCGAAAAAGTGATGATCAACATAGCAGCCATGACCGTTGATGCGCTTTCAGAATGCAATCTAAACCTTAATTAGTTCGATTCTGAAATACATCAGAGGCATTGACCATGTTTGATTACCAAGTTTCCAAACATCCACATTTTGATGAAGCCTGTCGTGCATTTGCACTGCGCCACAATCTGGTGCAACTGGCAGAACGTGCAGGCATGAATGTGCAGATTCTGCGGAACAAGCTGAACCCAGCTCAGCCTCATCTATTAACCGCACCAGAAATCTGGCTGCTTACCGATCTGACTGAAGATTCAACGCTGGTAGATGGTTTTCTGGCACAGATTCATTGTCTGCCATGTGTACCGATTAATGAGGTGGCAAAAGAGAAACTGCCACATTACGTCATGAGTGCAACCGCAGAGATCGGGCGTGTTGCTGCAGGTGCGGTATCTGGCGATGTAAAAACCAGTGCAGGTCGTCGTGATGCTATCAGCAGCATTAACTCTGTAACACGACTGATGGCGTTGGCTGCTGTTTCATTGCAGGCCCGTTTACAGGCTAACCCTGCGATGGCGAGTGCAGTTGATACCGTGACCGGACTCGGTGCTTCATTCGGTTTGCTGTGAGGTGCTTATGCTGACGAAAGAACCATCATTTGCATCGCTGCTGGTAAAGCAAAGCCCGGCAATGCACTACGGTCACGGCTGGATCATGGGTGAGGATGGAAAACGCTGGCATCCATGTCATTCACAAGATGAATTGCTGTCTGAATTGACCACGAGGAAACGGAGAAAGTCAAAATGTATGCAGCGGAAAGTGAAGTGGTTTATCAGTTTTGTTACAGAGGGGAGAGTTATTCAGTACCTGAAGATGATTTGCTCTGTTGTTATCCGTCGTTGTCGGGCGATGGCAGTTACTTTTTCACGCTAAAGGATGGGACGTTTTTACGGGGAGAGCAGGTTAAAGAGATGGTACGAAAAAATGTATCTCCCCTTGAGCGTTACCGTAAGAACAAAGAACGATAGGTGCGTTTGGGGGATATGAAGTATGGCAATTAATGGCGCTGCGGCGGCTGTTCCATTAAGCCCCGGAGAACGCCTGAATGGACTTAATCACATTGCGGAATTAAGGGCGAAAGTATTTGGCCTGAATATTGAGTCAGAGCTTGAGCGGTTTATTAAAGATATGCGTGATCCACGGGATATCAATAACGAACAAAATAAACGGGCACTGGCTGCCATATTCTTTATGGCAAAAATTCCAGCTGAACGTCATAGCATCAGCATTAATGAGCTGACCACTGACGAAAAGCGGGAGTTGATTAAAGCAATGAATCATTTTCGTGCAGTGGTGAGCTTATTTCCCAGACGGCTAACCATGCCGAATTAACCAACCAATGAAATTAATGGCGTAAACCCGCCGGGCATCCCTTTATCTAAATTCAGGAGAATTGATTATGCGTAATATTGAAACCCTCTCGACCAAAACCGGACCGGATGACGCAGGGCTTAATATTTTACTGACAGAGGCTCGTCTGGAAGAACGCCGGGCAAGGGCTGAAGCAATGGCAGCTCGCCTTGATAGCCTGGCGTGTCATATCACATCCCGCCAGCTAACCCACGTCGAAGCGGCAGAACTGCTTCGTGTGACTGCTGAAGCAATCCAGAACGAAGCGCAGGAGATCCACTAATGGCTGATGCAATGGATCTCGTACAGCAGCGCGTTGAAGAAGAACGCCAACGCCATATCCGTGCTGCCCGTGCCAAAACGCCGGGCGTGTCCCGCGTGCTTTGCATTGAGTGTGAAGCGCCAATTCCGCCAGCACGCCGCCGTGCCATTCCGGGTGTGCAGCTTTGCATTACCTGTCAGGAAATCGCAGAGCTGAAAGGCAAACATTACAACGGAGGTGCTGTATGAGCACCATCCTGAAATGGGCGGGAAATAAAACTGCCATAATGTCCGAACTGAAAAAACATCTTCCTGCTGGCCCGCGACTGGTTGAACCTTTCGCGGGTTCCTGTGCTGTGATGATGGAGACGGATTATCCCAGCTATCTGGTTGCGGATATTAATCCTGATTTAATCAACCTCTATAAAAAGGTTGCCGCTGATTGTGAATCGTTTATATCTCGCGCCAGAGTTTTATTTGAGATCGCAAACAGGGAGGTGGCTTATTACAACATAAGGCAGGAGTTTAATTACTCAACTGAAATTACTGATTTCATGAAAGCGGTATATTTCCTGTATCTCAATCGTCACGGTTACCGTGGTTTATGTCGTTATAACAAGAGCGGGCATTTCAACATTCCCTACGGTAATTATAAAAATCCGTATTTCCCTGAAAAAGAAATTCGCGCATTTGCAGAAAAGGCCCAGCGAGCAACGTTTATCTGCGCCAGCTTTGATGAAACGCTGGCGATGTTGAAGGCGGGGGATGTGGTGTATTGCGATCCGCCGTATGACGGTACGTTTTCCGGCTATCACACTGACGGCTTCACTGAAGATGACCAGTATCACCTGGCATCTGTTCTTGAACATCGGTCATCAGAAGGACATCCGGTCATTGTTTCTAACAGTGACACATCCCTGATCCGTTCGCTGTATCGCAATTTTACTCACCACTACATCAAGGCAAAACGCAGCATCGGTGTGGCAGCTGGCGAGGGTAAATCAGCAACAGAAATCATTGCTGTTTCCGGGCCGCGCTGCTGGGTGGGATTTGATTATTCGCGTGGCGTGGATAGTTCTGCCGTGTACGGAGTACGTGCATGAGTCATGCCGATATGAACAACTGCTGCGGCTTTAACGAAGCTGCCGCATCGTTCTCATGGAACAGCCCGAAAAAGGCCATTAACCCTTATCTGGACCCGGTGGAAGTTGCGCCGGTTTCTACGCTTTCAAACCTGATCACTCTGTACGCTGCCGATAACGAGCAGGAACAGCTGCGCCGTGAGGCGCTGAGTGATCAGGTCTGGGAGCGTTATTTCTTTAATGAATCCCGTGATCCTGTCCAGCGCGAAATGGAACAGGATAAGCTCATTAGTCGGGCAAAGCTGGCGCATGAGCAGCAGCGTTTTAATCCGGATATGGTCATTCTGGCGGACGTCAACGCCCAGCCTTCCCATATCAGCAAGCCGCTGATGCAACGTATTGAATACTTCAGCAGCCTGGGCAGGCCAAAGGCTTATTCCCGCTATTTACGTGAGACGATTAAGCCATGTCTGGAACGACTGGAGCATGTACGCGACAGTCAGCTATCTGCATCTTTTCGCTTTATGGCAAGCCATGAAGGGCTGGACGGCCTGCTGATCCTGCCTGAAATGAGTCAGGATCAGGTGAAACGCCTGTCCACCCTGGTAGCTGCGCATATGAGTATGTGCCTTGATGCCGCTTGTGGCGATTTGTATGCCACCGATGACGTTAAGCCAGAAGAAATCCGCAATACATGGGAAAGGGTGGCAGCGGAAACCCTGCGTCTGGATGTCATCCCGCCTGCGTTTGAGCAACTCCGTCGGAAAAGAAACCGCCGTAAACCCGTGCCCTATGAACTCATTCCGGGTTCGCTGGCGCGTATGTTGTGCGCCGACTGGTGGTATCGGAAATTATGGAAGATGCGTTGCGAATGGCGGGAAGAGCAGTTGCGTGCAGTCTGCCTTGTCAGCAAAAAAGCATCTCCTTATGTCAGCTATGAAGCCGTGATGCATAAACGTGAGCAGCGCCGTAAGTCGCTGGAGTTTTTCCGTTCTCATGAACTGGTGAACGAAGACGGCGACACGCTGGACATGGAGGATGTGGTAAACGCCAGCAGCAGCAACCCAGCGCATCGCCGCAATGAGATGATGGCCTGTGTTAAAGGTCTGGAGCTTATCGCGGAAATGCGCGGTGACTGCGCCGTTTTCTACACCATCACCTGTCCGTCACGTTTCCATTCCACGCTAAATAACGGCAGGCCCAACCCAACCTGGACAAATGCGACGGTAAGACAAAGCAGTGATTATCTGGTCGGCATGTTTGCTGCATTTCGTAAGGCGATGCACAAAGCCGGATTGCGGTGGTATGGCGTGCGGGTGGCTGAGCCGCATCATGACGGTACAGTTCACTGGCACCTGTTGTGTTTTATGCGCAAAAAAGACCGCCGCACCATCACTGCATTACTGCGTAAGTTTGCCATCCGTGAAGACCGCGAGGAGCTGGGCAATAACACTGGGCCGCGCTTTAAGTCTGAGTTGATTAACCCGCGCAAAGGTACGCCAACAAGCTACATCGCGAAATACATCAGTAAGAACATTGACGGGCGTGGTCTGGCTGGCGAGATCAGCAAGGAAACGGGGAAATCCCTGCGTGATAATGCTGAATACGTTAATGCCTGGGCGTCTCTGCATCGTGTTCAGCAATTCCGCTTCTTTGGCATTCCGGGGCGTCAGGCTTACCGTGAACTGCGATTGCTGGCTGGTCAGGCGGCAAGGCAACAGGGGGACAAAAAAGCAGGTGCGCCGGTACTGGATAACCCGCGCCTTGATGCCATTCTGGCTGCTGCTGATGCTGGTTGTTTTGCCACCTACATCATGAAGCAGGGTGGCGTACTGGTTCCCCGCAAATATCACCTCATCAGAACTGCTTATGAAATCAACGAAGAGCCGACCGCCTATGGCGATCACGGCATTCGTATTTATGGCATCTGGTCACCTATTGCAGAGGGCAAGATCTGCACTCATGCCGTGAAGTGGAAAATGGTTCGTAAGGCCGTTGACGTTCAGGAGGCGGCAGCCGACCAGGGCGCTTGCGCCCCTTGGACTCGTGGCAATAACTGTCCCCTTGCTGAAAATTTGAACCAACAAGGGAAAGACAAATCAGCTGATGGGGATACCAGAACGGACATTACCCACATGGATGACAAGGAGTTGCACGATTACCTGCACAGTATGAACAAAAAAGAGCGCCGGGAACTGGCTGCAAGGTTACGCCTGGTGAAACCGAAACGGCGTAGAGACTACAAACAGCGAATTACAGACCATCAACGACAGCAGCTCGTCTATGAACTGAAGTCCAGAGGATTTGATGGCAGCGAGAAAGAGGTCGATTTACTCCTTCGCGGCGGCAGTATTCCGTCAGGAGCAGGCCTGCGTGTCTTCTATCGGAACCAGCGTTTGCAGGAAGATGATAAGTGGCGGAACCTGTATTAATTACGCGGGTTAACAATTCGTGCTCTTAATAATACCAGGCATATCAGGCTGATGAACGTAAAAAAACGTTTTACATCAGTAAGATTATCATATACTGTAAATATAAACAGTGGTTATCTGTACAGTATTGTTTGCGGTGTCATAGGAGGAAAGATGCAGGACTATTTTTTGGAGTCTTTGAAGCTCCAGCGCATTGATTTTTTTCTTAAGCTTGTAGCGGCTAGTGAGTGTAGTGATGAAGAGAAGGGGCTGGCCCTGCAGTGGGTTTCTGAATTGACTGATGAACTCATGGCAAAAATCAGAAGCCACGAATACAACCGCTCAATGGATGTCATCAGCTGAGGTGACTTTTATGCGCATTGAAATAATGATCGATAAAGAGCAGAAGATTAGCCAGTCTACCCTGGACGCTCTGGAGTCCGAGCTTTACCGCAACCTGCAACCCATCTATCCCAAGACCGCTATCCGCATCCGTAAAGGGTCGGCAAACGGCGTTGAGCTGAGTGGCTTAAAGCTTGATGAAGACAAAAAGCGGGTGATGGAAATTATGCAACAGGTTTGGGAAGACGACAGCTGGCTGCACTAAGGAACGTTCCTGATGTAAGAACTTGAATCTGACGTCAGCAAGGTTGAACAACGAGAGTAGCGAGGCGTTAGCCATGGGTAAAAAAGACAGTAATCACCAGATTATTTATCGGGGCTAGGTGCTGGAACGTTTAACCCTTGGCGACTGGGTTTTCTTTCAACGCCCAAAGGAGTGTGGCGGAGGTTTTTGGTTGGGCCGCATCTATGAAGACTGCTTCTGGCTTGAGCTGGAATTCCCCGTTTCGCTATATGACGGCCTGGGGTTTTTGATGGAAGTCACTAGGGTAGAGCAGAGAAGTGATGAGGTTGACGCGAATTATCCCCTGTTTGATTAAAAATGTATTAGCTTATAATGGAATACTATTTTTGCAGGTGGGGGCGCAATGGATTTAGTCTTTAAAGTTCTGGCTTCGTTGGGTGGGGTGTCTTTTGTTGCATCTGGCATATTTGTTTGGATCGGGAAAGTTTATTTAGAAAGATATAAGTCGCGGCTAAACAAAGATATTGCTGAATTTCAATCACAACTGAGTGCAACTAATGAAAGAATAAAGGCTAAGTTAGACAATTCTGTTTATGTAACGAAAGCGTATTTTGATAAGGAGTTATCAGCATATAGTCTCATTTGGAATTCGATGTTTGAAACCAGAGAAAGCGTGCTTAAGCTGAGGCCTGCGCTGGATCATGTTGACCCCAACGAACCATTTGAAGAGAGAAAATTTAGAAGGTTGAAAGTTTTTTCTGATGCATTTAACACTTTTGTTACAAGTGTTGAATCTAACAAACCGTTCATCTCACCAGAGGTTTATATAATCTTGGACCGTTTCCGGAAGGAATGCCTTTCAGAGTCAATATCGTTTAAGCATAGCGATCCAGAATTTGACGGGCAAAATTATTGGAAAGAGGCGGAGTTGAACCATACAACCATCACCAAGCTTTTTGATGAGACGTGTGATGCAATTCGAGACAGGATGCACACATTAACTGTGGTTACGTAGGTTTCCAAAAAGTCTCGATGCCCGCTTTGGAGATTGTGCATGTCTATGCCGCATGAATCCGCATGATCGTTTGAGGATCGTTTTAGCTGAGGCCCGCCAGGAGTGGCGGGATTTTGCTTATGTCATGCAGGCGCATGAAAACCGCTACATAAAGCGGGCAGGCGTGGCGGGGATACGAGCGCGCGCTGTGTGGTATAGGCCTTAATTTAGTATGATTCAAGAGTGTCGGGATCTTTGCGCTGATCAGTCCTAAGTTATATGATAAGAAAAATGCATAAAAAAGGTTCGGTTCATGGGGTTAGGATTAAAAGACGCTATTGTGCATACCGCTGCGTTTCATCAAAAGGAAACTAATGAATTGCAATTGCCAAACAACCATTGGCATCCTGGTTTTATCACTGTCTTAGCAGCTTACGTGAATCATCACAAAATTACCGAAGATAACTGCGTTTTGTCATGCCCTGACTATATGCGGGCTATCAATTTACATGGTGCTTTATGGGGCGAGGATCAGTATCAACAGGAACGTGTAAATGTTGGGAGAAATTACAGTTTGGTTACAGCATTAACCAATGTTGAAGCTGTTGACGTTGCCACTGGTAGTATTAACAGTTGTGTAAGGCAGTTAACATTCCCTGATCGTGATCCGAGAGATTATCCCAAGGGACTTACAGATCTAACACATGTTATAGGTGAGCTTCACGATAACGTTTGGTCGCATGGAAAATCAACGGGTTTTTCTTTTGCACAACGTTCGGCTGTACCCCACACACAAAGAAAAGAGCACTATTTAGAATTTTCTTTGGCGGACTGTGGGTTAGGATTTCTCCGAGAATTGCGGCGAGCTGGTATACCCGGAATTGAGACTCACCAGGATGCGATCGCATGGTGTATTCAAGAGGGACATTCATCTAAGCATGCTGATTTGCAGGATGATTGGGCACAGCAACTTCCCCAGGATTTTATTGGGGGTAGTGTGTTTGGTCACGGGGTTTCGGTCAAAGAAAAAGATAATAATCATCAAGGGCTTGGGTTATATCACTTGATGAAATTGATAAAAACATATAATGGGGAATTGCAACTGGCTTCAGGAAATGTATGCTTAGAAGCAATAGGTGATGAAGTGAGCTATACTGAATTACGTACTGAATGGCCGGGTGTAGCAATTTCTTGCCGTTTTAAGATTCATGAACTGGCAGTCGATAAAGATAGCGAAGAAAATGACCCTCAGCTTATGGAAATAATGCGGGCGTTAGGAGGAGAGTAATGAACAAAATCGCATACAAGTTACCCGAGGGTGACCTGGCTTCGCGCAATCAGGCTATCCCCCAACGACACAAGATTGAAGGGTTCATTAAAGAAGGGTATACCGTAGATTTAGACCTGAGCGGTGTTTATTCAATTTCAGAATCATACTCTGATGAAATCTTTGGTGTTTTGGTAGTGAAATTCGGTGTAACCAAAGTTTTGAGTCAGGTTAAGGTTCGCAATGCATCCCCTTCAATTTTAAAAAGTATTGCAAAAGTGATCCAACGCCGTAGCAATGAAGTAGCATCAAAAAAGGTTCATTCCGTTGGATTTGATGGTTTATACGCTGTTTGTTAATATATGGTTAGTTAGATAAAAGGCGCTGAGATTAGCGCCTTTTCTTTTATTCCTGAACACCTAAAACATAGTCATCAAAACGTATTACTTCTGCACCCACCCATTCGTTTAGTTCATGTAGTCGCTTCTGTAGTGGCATCAATTCATTGCGAACAAATACAAGACTAGCCTTCTCCACATCCCCAAACCCCCCAACATTGCTAGGCATTATTCCCATCATTTGTGGTGGCACACGATGCGCTGCCATCATGTCATCACGGCTGACGTTCTTGATGTTCAGAAATTCATCCTTCGCTGCGACTTCTGACAATGGGATAATCTGAAGTCCGTCTTTTTTACCATTAGGCGAGTACATAAACAGATTGCGGAAGTTACCCGGACCTTTGGCGCTTTTCATCGCATTGCGGAGGTTGTTCACATCTTCCTGGTTCTGCGCGGCATCGGTCATGTACATGATGAAGCCTGCATGACTGCCGTTAATGTAATACTTGCGGCGGAACAGCGTGGCGGACTCGTTGAGCAGAGCTGACGGAATGGCAGAAAGATAACCGGGCAGGCCGTAGATCTCCTGGTTAATGTCCGGTTCCATCAGATGAAAAATGCTGCCTTTCGTGAACTGATACGGCTGGGTTGTCATACTGTATTGCACAAACCAGTAGGTATCCAGGTCTAACCCGCGTCGGATGTATTTTGCCAGTGCAGGCTCAAGGGCGATAACTTCACCGAAGCGGTTCGTGCGTTTCTCCAGGTAGGCGTTACCAAATACCAGATAGTCCTGCACAAAACGTGAAAAAGCTTGCTGGCTGAGCAGAGGATGAGGGATATAGGTACTGGTCAGAATGTTGCACTTTACTGCAATCGGGGAACTGTGATGCACGGCAGCGCGGAAGGTGCGCGCCAGTCCGTCAAAGCTGACGGGCGGCTCATACCAACGGTCCATCTGTACGCATTCCACATAGTCCAGTAATTCTCGGCGGTCCAGAACAGGAACGGGATCGCCAAAGCTGAATGCTTCGGCTGAAGTCTGGCTTTTATGCTGAATCTGGTTCGTCGCCGCAGCGCGGTTTTTCTTACTCTTTCCCATCAAAAAATCTCCACAATATTGCTGGTATTGGCGGATTCGCCCTGCAGCGGTTCGTTAAACAGTGCGTGCATCGTTGCCCAGGCCAGATCGGCGTGGCTGGCTTCTTCGCTGCGGCTGGCTTCATAGGTCGGGCGGTTGCCACTGGCGGTGGTGGCGCGACGGATTGCCATAAATGACTGCGCTATGTCGGTGTGTCCGGCGTCAAACTCCAGACGGCGGTGGCTGATAATGTCGTAGGCCTTGAGTACCAGAGCGTTTTTAACGTTGGGGTTGTAGACAAACTCCCGGACGGCAGGAAAGAACGCTTTCACGTTCTCATAAACCCCGTGACCGACGCCTGTCGAGTCGATGCCGATATAGGTCACGTTGTACTGCTCGGTCAGTTTTTTGATTGCATCAGCCTGGGCGCGGAAGTCCATCCCGCGCCACTGGTGGCGCTCAAGAATGCGAAACTTACCGCCTGGCACGGCTGGCGGTGCCACCACCACGCATCCGGCGCTGTCGCCGTTCTGCGTACCTTTTGCCGGGTCATAACCGATCCACACCTCGCGCCAGCCAAACGGGCGCAGGGCCAGTGCATGAAAGTCGGTCCAGACTTCCCAACTGTCCACCATGCACGCCTGCAGTTCGCTGAGCGGGAACACGGACGCGAGATCGTCCACGAACTCGCACATCAGCAGGTTCTGATATTCGTCCGGGCTGTACTCCATGCGTAGCTGGTCGAGGTCGAACAGGTTACAGCCGCCGCGCACCGCATCTTCCACGGTGACTATCTGGCGGTATTGCCCGTCTGCGCACAGCAAGCCGGGGGCCAGATTGTTGTGGGACAGGTCGATGTCCACCTTATCGGCTTTGTTGCGCCCACGGTTAAACAGCGCACCGGACCAGAACGGATAAGCACTGTGTGTCAGGCTGGATGGCGTGGAAAAATAGGTTTGTCGCCATTTTTTGTGAATAGCCATACCGGAAGCCACTTTGCGCAGCTCCTGGAATTTCGGTATCCAGAAATATTCATCCAGATACAGGTTGCCGTGGTAACTCTGGGCCGTGCGGGCATTGGTGCCGAGGAAGTAAAGCGTGGCCCCGTTGGGAAGCACCATCGGATCGCCTTTCAGCTCCACTTCCACTTCTTTGGCGAAGTCGATGATGTACTGCTTAAAGACGTGGGCCTGTGCCTTGCTGGCGGAAAGGAAAATCTGGTTACGTCCGGTCAGCAGGGCGTCAATCAGGGCTTCACGGGCAAAGTAAAAGGTCGCGCCGATCTGGCGTGACTTCAGCAGGTTGCGGATGCGGTTGGTTTTTCCGGCTTCCCACCAGTGGCGCTGGTAGTTGAACATGGAGGAATGGAAGATTTCTTCCAGTTTCTCAATCTGTTCATCGGTGAAAACATTCTTTTCCGGCTGACGACGTGGGCCTTTGTTGCGGTTGGCAACGTTAGGGTTTAAGTCGGCTTCATTGCCGCCATTGTTAAACTTGCCGATCCGCGCGTGGCGCTCAGACTGGCGTGCCAGCAGGTCAATTTCTTTGAAATCTTTCCCTTCTTTGTGCTCCTTCATAATGAGCTGGCAGTAGCGTGCGGCGGTGGTGAGCTGCATCTGATCCAGCGGCCCATAGTCACCCCACTTGTCGCGTTTTTTCCAGCTGTGAACGGTTGCAACTTTCTCGCCCAGCATTTCAGCAATGCGGGCGACGCGGTATCCCTGAAAGTACAGCAGCATGGCCTGCCGACGGGGATCGAGATCTGTGGGTGTCAGTGTGGTGTTCATGGCACAAACCTACAGCCTTGAATGAAGGCTTTCCCCGCCTGCGGTTTGTGTGGTTGTCGGTACAAATACCGCGCATTGTTTCACTGCCCCCATCACCGCAACCATAAGGCTCCAGTAAGTTTTTTCTAACGGAGCACGGCTCATGACAGTGAAAGCAAAGCGTTTTCGCATCGGGGTGGAAGGTGCCACCACCGACGGACGCGAAATCCAGCGTGAATGGCTGGAACAGATGGCAGCCAGCTACAACCCGGCGGTGTATACCGCGCTGATTAACCTTGAGCACATCAAGTCTTATCTGCCGGACAGCACCTTTAACCGCTACGGCAAGGTGACTGCGCTGTTTGCTGAAGAAATCACGGAAGGTCCGCTGGCAGGCAAGATGGCGCTGTATGCCGACGTCGAGCCAACGGAGTCCCTGGTGGAACTGGTGAAAAAAGGCCAGAAATTATTCACCTCTATGGAAGTCAGCCCGAAGTTTGCTGATACGGGCAAAGCCTACCTGGTCGGCCTGGCTGCCACTGATGACCCTGCCAGTCTGGGCACTGAAATGCTGACATTCAGCGCCAGTGCAGCCCATAACCCGCTGGCAAACCGCAAGCAGAATCCCGCCAATCTTTTTACCGCTGCAGAGGAAACGGTGATCGAACTGGAAGAAATCCAGGATGACAAACCGTCCCTGTTTGCCCGTGTCACGGCGCTGTTCACCAAAAAAGAGCAGTCCGATGACGCCCGGTTCTCTGATGTGCATAAGGCCGTGGAACTGGTCGCCACTGAGCAGCAGAACCTGAGTGCGCGCGCCGAAAAATCCCTGTCTGAGCAGGAAGAACGCCTGTCTGAGCTGGAGACTGCCCTGCAGGCACAGCAGACCGCCTTTAAGGAACTGGTGGACAAGCTGAGCCATGAAGACAGCCGCCAGGACTACCGCCAGCGTGCAACAGGCGGTAACGCCCCCGCTGACACTCTGACCAATTGCTGATGGAGCACAAAACCTGATGAAGAAGAATACCCGCTTTGCTTTTAACGCTTACCTGCAGCAACTGGCGCGTCTGAACGGTGTGGCAGTTGAAGAACTGTCCAGCAAGTTCACCGTAGAGCCGTCCGTGCAGCAGACATTGGAAGACCAGATCCAGCAGTCCGCCGCTTTCCTGACGCTGATTAACGTCACGCCAGTGACTGAGCAGTCCGGTCAGCTGCTGGGGTTGGGAGTTGGCAGCACCATTGCCGGAACCACTGATACCACCGCGAAAGAGCGTGAACCTGTCGATCCGACGCTGATGGTCGATGTGGAATACAAATGCGAGCAGACCAACTTTGACACGGTACTGACCTACGCGAAGCTGGACCTGTGGGCGAAGTTTCAGGATTTTCAGGTGCGTATCCGTGACGCCATCGTGAAACGTCAGGCACTGGACCGCATCATGATCGGCTTTAACGGCGTGAAGCGTGCGAAAACCTCCAACCGTAGCGAAAACCCGCTACTGCAGGATGTGAATAAAGGCTGGCTGCAGAAAATCCGTGAGGATGCACCGGATCACGTCATGGGCAGCACCACCACGGGCGGTGAAACCACACCGGGTGCGGTGAAAGTCGGGAAAGGTGGCGAATATGCCAACCTGGACGCCGTGGTGATGGATGCCGTCAATGAGCTTATCGACGTGGTCTACCAGGACGATGACGATCTGGTGGTGATTTGCGGGCGTGAACTGCTGTCTGACAAGTATTTCCCGCTGGTTAACAAAGAGCAGGAAAACAGTGAAAAACTGGCTGCCGATATGATCATCAGTCAGAAACGCATGGGAGGCCTGCAGGCCGTGCGTGCGCCGTTCTTCCCGCCGAATGCGCTGCTGATCACCCGTCTGGATAACCTGTCCATCTACTGGCAGGAAGACACCCGCCGCCGTTCAGTTATCGACAACCCGAAACGTGACCGGATTGAAAACTTTGAATCCGTTAACGAAGCCTATGTGGTTGAGGACTACCGCTGCGCCGCACTGGTGGAAAACATCCAGATTGGCGATTTCAGCGCCGCCGCAGCAGAAACCGGAGAGTAATCCATGAGCCTGAGTCCCGCACGGCAGCATCGCCTGCGCGTTCAGGCTGAACAGGCCGCCCGCGAGGGCGGCAGTGTTCGCCACGCATCGGGCTATGACCTGATGCTGCTGCAACTGGCGGAAGACCGCCGCCGTCTCAAGGGCGTTCAGTCCACGGTCAAAAAAGCGGAAATCAAGGTGGAGCTGCTGCCGAAGTACGCCGCCTGGGCAGAGGGTGTCCTGGCTGCCGGAGGCGCTCAACAGGATGACGTGCTGATGTACGTGATGCTGTGGCGCATTGATGCCGGAGATTATGCCGGGGCGCTGGAGATCGGGCGTCATGCCCTGCGTCATGGCTGGGTGATGCCGCTGGGTAACCGCAACGTGCAGACCGTGCTGGCAGAGGAAATGGCAGACGCCGCGCAGAGCGCAATGCTTGCCGCCACCGGCTTTAATGCCGATCTGTTGCTGCAGACGCTGGAGCTGACAGACGGTCTGGATATGCCGGACCAGTCACGGGCGCGTCTGCATAAAGCGATTGGCGCTGTCCTGAGTGAAAGCAATCCGGCTTCCGCCCTTAATCATCTCAACCATGCGTTACAGCTCGATCCCCGCTGTGGCGTGAAAAAAGACAAACAGCAGCTGGAGCGCAGACTGCGCAATGACAGCCGCTGACAGAACGTGCCCCCGCGCACGGGCGGCACGGGGTGGCGAAAGGCACTGCCACATCAAAACCCCGTCCACCGCCCTCTATTTCAGGAGAAAGCAGCATGAAGTTTGTTGCGCCAGAACAGGCACCGGAACAGGCGGAAATCATCAGAAATACGCCGTTCTGGCCTGATGTGGACCTGTCGGAGTTTCGCAGCGTGATGCGCACTGACGGCACGGTGACGCAGCCGCGTTTAAAGCAGGTTGCACTGTCGGCAATTTCGGAGGTCAACGCAGAGCTGTATGAGTTTCGCAGACGTCAGCAGATGCTGGGGTATGTGTCGCTGGCTGAGGTTCCGGCGGAACAGCTGGACGGCAAAAGTGAGCGCATTCAGCACTATTTCAACGCGGTTTACTGCTGGGCACGCGCCATGCTCAACGAACGTTACCAGGACTATGACGCCACGGCGTCCGGTGTGAAGCGGGGCGAGGAACTGGCGGAAGCAAGCGGTGATTTGTGGCGTGACGCCCGCTGGGCCATCAGCCGGGTGCAGGATGCGCCGCACTGCACAGTGGAGCTTATCTGATGAAAGTGCGTGCGCATCAGTATGACACGGTGGACGCGCTTTGCTGGCGTCATTACGGGCGCACGCAGGGTGTCACGGAGCAGGTACTGAAGGCAAATCCGGGGCTTGCCGAATACGGCCCCTTTTTACCTCACGGGCTGCAGGTGGAGCTGCCGGATATTCCGACCACCACCACCGTGCAGACCGTCCAGCTATGGGACTGAATTATGACGCTTGAGCGAATCAGCGCCTTTATCACGTATTGCATCGCCGTCGTGCTGGCCTGGCTGGGCGATTTGTCCATCAAGGATGCCTCAACGCTGGGCGGCCTGATGATTGGTGTGCTGATGCTGGCTATCAACTGGTACTACAAACACAAAGCCTACCAGCTTCTGCGCGACGGGCAGATCTCGCGGGAGGACTATGAATCCATCAATCGTTAAACGCTGCCTTGTCGGGGCCGTGCTGGCTATTGCTGCCACGCTGCCGGGTTTTCAGCAGCTTCACACCTCCGTGGAGGGGCTGAAACTGATTGCCGATTACGAAGGCTGTCGTCTGCAGCCGTATCAGTGCAGCGCGGGTGTCTGGACCGACGGCATTGGTAATACATTGGGCGTCATTCCCGGCAAAACAATCACGGAACGACAGGCAGCAGAAGGGCTGATCTCCAACGTGCTGCGTGTGGAGCGGGCGCTGGAAAGGTGTGTGAAGCAACAGCCGCCGCAGAAGGTGTATGACGCTACGGTGTCGTTTGCCTTCAACGTGGGGACGGGCAATGCCTGTAGTTCCACGCTGGTGAAATTGCTCAATCAGCGGCGCTGGGCGGATGCGTGCCGACAGTTGCCGCGCTGGGTTTATGTGAAAGGTGTTTTTAATCAGGGGCTGGATAACCGCCGTGCGCGGGAGATGGCCTGGTGCTTACAGGGAGCAAACTGAAATGAAAAAGAAATTAATCAGCGGGCTGTTTCTGATGTTATGGATGGCGCTGTTAATCGAAGCAATGGTGTATCCGCAGGGGATTTTTCCGGTACTGTCAGCGTCCGGCGTTTGGGTAGCCTGTTTGCTGACATGGGCGGTAATTCCGGTAGCACTGGCTGCGTTAATTAAGAATGGCCCGCTCTGGCAGGAGTTGAGGGCATCTTTGCTGAAGACAATTACCCGAAAAGAAAACGTATTTATCAGCTGGATGATGCGATTGCTGATTGTCGTCAGTCTCGCCTGGACGGGGTGGGCTATTACCCTGGTCTTTTATCTACTGACCGTTATTGCCTTCTGGATCACCCGTAATCAGATGGCGCAACAGGTAGCAGCATGAACCGGTTGCTGCTGGTTGTGCTGGCGTTATTACTGGCGGCGCTGGGCTGGCAGACGTGGCGGCTGGCTGATGCCAGCCAGACCATCAGCACGCAGGCAGACGAGCTGCAGAGCAAAAGCCAGGCACTGGCAAAGAGCAACAGCCAGCTTATCAGCCTGTCCATTTTGACTGAAACCAATAACCGGGAGCAGGCTCGGCTCTATGCCGAAGCAGAACAGACCAGCGCGCTGCTGAGACAACGACAACACCGGATCGAGGAACTGAAACGTGAGAACGAGAATTTACGCCGCTGGGCTGATACTCCTTTGCCTGCTGACATTATCCGGCTGCGGGAACGCCCCACACTCACCGGAGGTGCAGCTTACCGTCAGTGGTTGTCCACGAGTGACGCCGTGTCGGCTGGATCAGGCAGCGCCGCGCACTAACGGTGATCTGAACGCGTTGCTGGATGAAACGGAGGCCGCCTGGGCGGTCTGTGCAGACAAAGTGGACATGATTATTGCGTGTCAGGAGCGAACCAGTGAACAAACCACAATCCCTGCGCCACGCCCTCAATAAAGCGGTGCCTTATGTCCGCAATAACCCGGACAAACTGCATCTGTTTGTGGATAACGGTTCGCTGGTTGCCACGGGGGCCAGCTCCATGTCGTGGGAGTACCGTTACACCCTGAACGCGGTGATTGAGGATTTCAGCGGCGACCAGAATCTGCTGATGGCCCCGGTTTTGCTGTGGCTGAGGGATAACCAGCCCGATGCCATCAATAACCCGGCGTTACGGGAAAAACTATTCACCTTTGAGGTGGATATTCTGCGCAACGATGTCTGTGATATTAGCCTGAACCTGCAACTGACGGAGCGTGTGCTGGTCAGCACTGACGGTAGTGTGTCGAGTGTTGAAGCTATAGCGGAACCTGATGAACCTGAAGAAATGTGGACGGTGAAACGTGGCTGAACTGCAGAAAGTGGACGACTGGCTGAGTGCCTTACTGGCGAATCTGGAGCCAGCTGCAAGAAGTCGCATGATGCGCCAACTGGCACAGGAGCTGCGCCGGACACAGCAGCAAAACATCAGGATGCAGCGCAATCCAGATGGCAGTAGTTATGAGCCGCGACGGGTAACAGCGCGCAGTAAAAAAGGCCGCATCAAACGTCAGATGTTTGCGAAGCTGCGCACCACAAAATACCTGAAAACTGCCGCCAGCGCCGATTCTGCCAGCGTGCAGTTTGAAGGTAAGGTGCAGCGCATTGCCCGTGTTCACCATTATGGACTGCGTGATCGTGTCAGTAAACGTGGGCCGATAGTTCATTATTCCAGACGATGCTTGCTAGGTATTAATGAGCCTATTAAAAAAGAAGTTGAGAGATTTTTGATATATTGTATTTCATAACTTGCGTATATTGTTGCCCAGTGGCGATCTGGGCTTTGTTTTAATTTTCAATGCTTTGCTTTAATTTATCTATTGCGGGAGTTAAACAATCATTTATGAGCTCATCGATTTGTAATGATAATATATTTGAGTTTATTTGAGTTTTCTTTTCAATTAGCTTTCTAATTAGCTCGCGGTGGAAAAAACGCTCTGCAGAAAGCTCTTTTAGATAATGGGTGTTGTTGTATCGGTTTTTTATAGCATAGCCAAAGAAATGCATTTCGGTTGAGTCTATCAGCATTTTTGTTAGTTGTTCAGCATCACCAAAATAAAGAACTGGTTTGTCGTGAAATGAATAAATATCTTTGTTGTTGAAATTTAGATGTGCGTAATATTCATGATTTCCGGACTGTATTAATTTGAATATCTTTTGAGCATCTTGGCTAAGTTGATATGCAATTAATACATTTTTCTTTTGTTCTATGTAATTAACAAGCTCCTTGAATTCCCTAGTTTCTTTGCAATGAAAAGTTAATCCTCCCCATCGCTCATCCTTAATGTCTTCATCAAAAATTTCATAACTAGTTTGTATCATTCCTTTTTCTGCTAAAATATCAACAGCAGAGTGGGCTAAGTTTGTTAAATAGTGTTCGTTGATGGGTTTTATATGTTCTCTGGATAAATGAAGTAATAATCCGTAAATATGCTTAAGAACATGCTCGTTCAATATTTCAAAATTAATAAGCGTATGAAGTGTTGAATTGTAATTTTCCTCAAATTCTGTGTATTTTAATCGATCATAATTCCAAAGTTGTGTCCATGGTTCAATTGTTTTATTAGAAACACTGACAAATGTTATTAATTCAGATATTATTTTTTCTTGATTGATTTTCTGATTGTCAATTATATCGATCCAGGTATCCTCGTCTAAGATTAAATTTGACAAATAAGTTGTACCATATTTTTCAATTAAATTGGATGTGTATTTATTATCATCATCTATTTTATATGTTAACAAGTCAGAAACGGTTCGTTTTATTTTATTAGATTCAAAATAGAGTATAAAATGTAATTGATATAATCTGAGTGTCAAATCTGAATTTTGCTGAAACTGTGCTGGTAATATTTTGAATATTCTTTCAAAAAAAGAAATTTGCCTTTCAATTAATCTAATGTTATTACACTCTGAAAGAGTGAGTAAGCTCTCAATATTTTTTATGTTCAGAATGGTGTTGAGTTCGCTAGTTATATTTTTTAGAAAATATTCGTAGGCGTGAGAATGTTGAGGTTGATATTTGAAAGTTATACCTATAACTTTTTCTTTTGCATCTAAATAAATATCATCATGATTTTTATTTCTAGCGGGGTTTAATATTTCTCTCTCATTGGCGATAATCAAAACCTTGCATTCTTTTTCTTCAACGAAATTATTTATATAACCAAATATAGAATTCCAATCTAATTCGCAGCGTTCAAGATCATCAAATATCAATATGGTGTTTTCTGGTGAGTAGTAAAAGTCTTTAATGCTTACGTTGGGTAGTTCTGGGGAGCCCTCTACACTTGTAACGAATGAATCACTTAAATCAATCTTAAGTGTGCCTTTAATTAGTGCCTTAGTTAGTGTGCCAGCAAGCAACATGCCTTTAGATGAAAGGAAGGGATGCATTTGCTTGAAAATTATTTCGTCAATTTGTTCGGTGGATTTTATTCCATATAATGAGATCATTAATGGCTTAACTTCCCTTTTTAGTGATTCTTCATTCATTAATTTACGGACAAACCATGTTTTCCCGCTTCCCCATTCGCCGTCAATCATTACTGCGAAATTAGGGGGTTTTTCAAGATCCACTAAATAATTAAGATATGAGGTTAGCTCTTCATTGTAATTCATTGGATTGTAAGACCCTTCATACAATTTGAAAATCACTATTTTCTTTTGATTTCATGCAAACTGCAACCATGAACGCACAACTCACAGAAATTATGCGCCTTATCACCAATCTGATCCGCACCGGCATTGTGACCGAAGTGGACCGGAACAAATGGCTGTGCCGGGTGAAGGTAGGCGAGCTTGAAACCAACTGGATTAACTGGCTGACGTTACGCGCCGGTGGTGCCCGTACATGGTGGTGCCCGTCGCCAGATGAGCAGGTGGTGGTGCTGAGCATGGGCGGCAATCTGGAAACCGCGTTTGCGCTGCCCGCCATCTATTCGAATCAGTTCGCGCCACCGTCGACGTCGGCGGACGCCTGCGTGACAGAACATCCTGACGGTGGCTGGTTTGAATACGAACCCGCCACCGGGCGCTGGTATGTCAGAGGCATCAAATCAATGGTCATTGAGGCCGCTGACAACATCACCATGAAAACCAGTGAGTTTGTACTGGAGGCTGACCGCACGCGCATTAACAGCGAAGTGGTGATCAATGGTGGCGTTACCCAGGGCGGCGGAGCGATGAGTTCTAACGGGATCGTGGTTGATGCGCATCAGCATACTGGCGTCCTGAAAGGCGGCGATACAACCGGAGGCCCGGTATGACGCTTTATATCGGGATGAACAATACCAGCGGTAAAGCCATTACTGATATTGACCATCTGCGTCAGTCGGTGCGGGACATTCTACTGACACCGCAGGGTTGCCGCATTGCCCGTCGTGAATATGGTTCCCTGCTGTCGACACTGATAGACCAGCCACAAAATCCGGCATTACGCCTGCAGGTCATGTCGGCAGTGTATGTGGCGCTGAGTCGCTGGGAGCCACGGCTGACGCTGGATTCCATCACCATTAAAAGCAATTTTGACGGTTCAATGGTGGTGGGGCTGACCGGGCGGCGTAATAACGGTGTGCCTGTTTCCCTTTCCGTATCAACAGGAGCAGAGAATGGCAGTGATTGACCTTTCGCAGTTGCCTGCGCCGCAGATTGTCGATGTGCCGGACTTTGAGACGCTGCTTGCCGAACGCAAGGCCGAATTTGTTGTGCTTCATCCGAAAGATGAGCAGGAAGCCGTGATCCGCACGCTGGAACTGGAATCTGAACCCGTCACCAAATTGCTGCAGGAGAACGCTTACCGTGAGTTGCTTCTGCGCCAGCGCATTAACGAAGCCGCGCAGGCTGTGATGGTGGCTTACGCGATGGGCGGCGATCTTGACCAGCTCGCTGCCAACTACAACGTGAAACGCCTGACGGTGACGCCTGCTGATAATGACGCTGTGCCACCCGTTGCGGCTGTGATGGAAAGCGATGAAGCGTTACGCCTGCGTGTGCCTGCAGCCTTTGAAGGGCTTTCTGTTGCGGGGCCAACTGCCGCTTATGAATTTCATGCCCGAAGCGCCGACGGTCGGGTGGCGGATGCCAGTGCAACCAGTCCGGCACCTGCAGAGGTGGTACTGACTGTCCTGAGTCGTGAAGGCGACGGAACAGCAGAAAAAGACTTGCTGGATGTGGTGGAGAAAGCCCTGAACAGTGAGAACGTCCGCCCGGTGGCTGACCGTCTGACGGTTCGCAGCGCAGAAATCATCCCGTACCGTGTGGAAGCTACCATTTTTCTTTATCCGGGACCGGAAGCAGAGCCGGTAATGGCAGCGGCAAAAGTCAGCCTGCAGAGGTACATCGCCAGTCAGACGCGGCTCGGTCGGGATATTCGCCGTAGTGCTATTTTTGCCGCGCTGCATGTTGAGGGTGTTCAACGTGTGGAGCTGGCTTCACCGCTGGCTGATGTGGTCCTGAACAAAACGCAGGCGGCATCATGTACTCAGTGGAGCGTGACCAACGGGGGAACGGATGAATAGTCTGCTGCCACCGGGTTCAACGCCACTGGAGCGCCGACTGGCGCAAACCTGTAGCGGGATTTCTGATCTGCAGGTGTCACTGCGTGACTTGTGGAATCCGGCAACCTGTCCGGTCAGTTTCCTGCCTTATCTCGCCTGGGCGTTCTCTGTGGATCGCTGGGACGAGGGCTGGACAGAAAGCGTCAAACGCCAGGTAGTGAAGGATGCTTTTTATATTCATCAGCACAAAGGAACCACCAGTGCCGTACGGCGGGTGGTGGAGCCGTTCGGCTTCCTGATCCGCATTATTGAGTGGTGGCAGACCGGAGAAACACCGGGCACGTTTCGTCTGGACATTGGTGTGCAGGACCAGGGCATCACTGAAGATACCTATCTGGAACTTGAGCGACTGATAAGCGATGCCAAACCATGTAGCCGTCACATGATCGGCATGTCCATCAACCTGCAGACCAGCGGCCCGCATTGGGTGGGAGCCGCCAGCTATCTTGGCGAAGAAATCACGATCTATCCGTATATCAACGAAACAATTATTTCCGGCGGCACCGCGCATGAAGGCGGGGCGGTCCATGTTATTGACACAATGAGAGTGAATCCATGAGCACAAAATTTTATACCCTGCTGACGGATATTGGCGCGGCGAAACTTGCCAGCGCCGCCGCGCTCGGTGTGCCTTTAAAAATTACCCATATGGCGGTCGGCGATGGCGGCGGAACATTGCCAACGCCGGACGCCAAGCAGACAGCATTGGTAAATGAGAAACGCCGGGCTGCGCTGAATATGCTTTATATCGACCCGCAGAACAGCAGCCAGATTATTGCTGAACAGGTGATCCCTGAAAATGAGGGTGGTTGGTGGATACGTGAAGTGGGTCTGTTTGATGAGTCCGGGGCATTGATTGCCGTAGGCAACTGCCCGGAAAGCTATAAGCCGCAACTGGCTGAAGGTAGCGGGCGCACTCAGACCGTGCGCATGGTGCTGATTACCAGCAGCACGGACAATATCACCCTGAAAATCGACCCTGCTGTAGTGCTGGCAACCCGCAAGTATGTGGATGACAAGGCACTGGAGCTGAAGGTGTACGCGGATGATCAGATGGCAAAACATCTTGCCGCACCGGACCCGCATTCACAGTACGCGCCAAAAGCCAGCCCGACATTTACCGGAACCCCCAAAGCGCCAACGCCAGCGGCGGGGAATAATACCACGCAGGTTGCGACCACTGCGTTTGTACAGGCGGCACTGACGGCCCTTATTAATGGTGCGCCAGCCACGCTGGACACGCTGAAAGAAATAGCCGCAGCCATTAACAATGATCCGAATTTCAGTACCACCATTAACAATGCGCTGGCACTAAAAGCACCGTTGTCGAGTCCGGCACTCACCGGAACGCCAACAGCCCCCACGGCGGCGCAGTCGGTCAACAATACACAGATTGCCACTACGGCTTTTGTGAAATCGGCGATTGCAGGAATGGTGGGTTCTGCACCTGCTGCACTGGATACACTGAACGAACTGGCGGCGGCACTGGGGAATGATCCGAACTTTGCCACGACAATGCTTAATGCGCTGGCAGGTAAACAACCGCTGGACAATACGCTTACCAATTTGAGTGGAAAGGATGTAGCGGGTCTTCTCGCATACCTTGGTTTGGGAGAA